CAGACTGCCGAAGCCCGTGTAGCAGCCGCTCGTCCTTTTCCATGGCCTCGAGGAACGCCTGCTCGGCATCCCCAAAGTCCTTGTAAAGACCGCGCGCCGCCTTGACGGACAACTTGTAGATGGCTTCACGCAGAGGCTGGTTGCCCTCCGCCACCCGAGAGGAAATCGCCGCATCTTCGTTCTCAAAGACGGACGGTCTCTCCGCAGGCTTCTGGGTCTGCTTCAGCAGATCCGCGTAACGCTGCTCGGCTTCCTGGCGTTTCCTACGCTCGTCGATGATCGCTGCCACTTCCGCCGTCGAGAGCTTCGGCTTTTCAGCCTTTTCCGCTGGTTTCTCAGCGGGCTCCTCAGCCTTCGTGAACTTCCCGGTCTCGTCTCGTGCGCGCTGGGGTTTGTCAGCCTCGGGGGCTGGCTCCTCTTTCGCGGCTGCCGGTGGCGCAGCTTCAGCCGGTTTTTCCGGCTCACCCGTGGACGCTGGCGCTTCTGCCTTCGTCCCTCCGAAACGATTTCCGATGATCTCGCTCAGACTCTCCTGTTCAACGCTCATTGCTCACCTTTCAAACGCCCGTAAGGTCGGCGGCACCAACTTGAAAACGCCCGGAACCCGGCGGCGGTGTAATTGACTCTCATTAGGCGCGGTGGCGGAACGGTAGACGCACCGGATAGCTTCCGGAGGCTCGTGGGTTCGACTCCCACCCGCGCTCATCTAATTCACTGAAACTTGTGTCTTCGCTGCGGGCTTGGCGCCCGGCTGGCCCGTCGCAGGATCGGCCTGCGGNGTNGTGAACTCGGCGANCTTGACGCTCGCGTCCACCTGANNTTCGACNGTNGCNGCNTCGTCCTTCGNNGCCTGCGCNTTGGTCTTGCGNACNTTCGCNTCNAGNAGTNNNGCCTGCANCTGCTGCATNTGCGCCTGCATCTTGGCCATCTGCTGCTTCATGGGGTCATTCGCGCCAGACATCTTGTCGAGCACACGTTTTTTCGTGTCGCTNCGGATCTGCGAGAGCTCGATGAGGATGTCGAACGGCACTTCGGGCCGGCCCTTCGCGATCTCGGCCAGCATCGAGAACTCCTCCTGCTGGACGTTCACCACGTCCTGACCGCGCTCNATGATGATGTCCATGTCCATCTGCGCGACCTCGTTCTTCTTCACGATCTGGCGCGCTTCGGGACGTGATGCGATCTCCTGAATCACCTGCTGTTGCTGTTCAGGCTCGAGTTGCTGGAACTGCGGATCGGTCTTCGCCTTCTCCGCGAGCAGCATCCCGACCTCGGTCGGCTGGTTCAGGCCCACGAAGCGGACTTTCCGCTCATCGTCGGTCACGCGAATGAACATCTCGCCCTTCCAATACTGGCGAGCACGGTTCCAGACCGCCCGGTACATGCGCGTTTCCCAGAAGTCGAGCGCATCGAACAGCGGCGAGATAGGAAGTTGCCCAGCCTGCTGGTCGCGCGCCTTGGCGACACCCGAAATCTGACCGGAGGTGCCGGCCAATGCGGCGTTCGGACCTGTGGACGCAAGCTGCGCGTCCGTGTACTCAAGGATCTTGAACTGCCCCTCGGCCATGTCGAGGTTGGTCTGGATCTCCCACTCGAAGCCTTGGATCGGCTCGAGAACGCCATCAGGCTTGTGCAGTTCCTGACGTGCCCTGTTGATGTCCTCGAAAGCGCCCTTCTGCGCGATGAGTTGCTTCGTCATCAAGAGGTGGAGCATCTTCGAGCGGCGCTTGTTGTGCTCGTCCTGCAGGTCGAGATAGCGACTCACCACCCCATAGGGTGCACCTTCACTGTCGCGGTACATCGCCTGGATCTCGATGCAGCAATCGGGCTCGCCGTACTCATCCTTGTAAGTCGAGACCTTGGGATCATCCAGGAAACCACCGCGACACCACGTGCAGTGATGCCATTTGCCCTTCTTCTTGAAATAGTGGGTGAACACCTGCACGCGCTTGCGCTCACGGGTCGTGATCGCAAACCGTGGCTTGTCATCGAGCGATTTGTCGGGGCCGCTCTGGTTCTCACCTGATGTAGCGAAGCAGGCATCGAGCGCCTCCTTCTTCCCCGACCACATGTCGGCGGCTACGTCGTAGTCCATCCATGTGAAGTAGCCCTTGTAATTGGAGTCCGAGAAATCGTCCTTGAGGCTGCGGATGTCCCAAAACACCCGATCCCGGCGGATGTCCTCCATGGAGATTCGCGCATAGGTGCCCTTGCGCTTCTCAATCACCACCTGCCCTGCGCAAATGCCCTCAATGATCAGATTGTTGGCGGCTGGCTTGCGTACGCGCTCGTGGTACAGGTTCTGGTCCGCCACATAGCGCAGCGTGTCTGTCGCCACCTCGGAGGCGGACTCGTCCTGCGGTGTGCGCGGGAAGGCTTTGGGGTCCGTGCGCTGCTGCTTCTCGATGCCGAGCAGCGTCTCGACCTTGTCCCGGACCTTGTTATCGATGATGGTCGGCTGGTTGCGCTTCTTGAGCGCGTTCAACTCCGTCTCGGTTAACTGGTTGCCGTCGAAGTAGTCCCGGCACTTATCCATGAGCGTGCGGCAGGCGATTGTTCCGTCCGCAAACTCCTCGAACTCGAGCACGCGAGCGCGGTGCTCGTCGTTCTCAAAGGTCGGGGATTGATCGCTCATGCTGTTTTCCAGTTGTCGCCTTCGTCAGAACTCAGTGACCAGTCGTATCGATCGCGCGGAATCTTCGGTATCGGCTTCGTAATGATTGCCGGATGCGCCCCGCCCTCTCCGCCACCAATGGCCATCCCCATGAGGGCAGCCATATCGACCGCGTCGTCGAGCTTGCCGGCGGGGAACTGAAGCATCTGGTTAAGCAGGTGATGGCCGTACTCGGTATCGGCGATCTTCACCTTGCGGGCGCTTGCCAAGGCCTGTAACGGGCGCGCCATCGTCGCCTTGTCATGGCCTCGGACCAGCCATTCAAGCCGGCAAAAGGTCTGCCGTTCAGCCATGCGACGCCTGAGGAACGGCTCCACCGCGCGTCGTATCGGGCCGGACTCACCGAAGAAGCACATGGGCTTGTGGCGGCCAAACTGATCGATCGCGTGCTCGATCCAGACATCCGCGGTCTTCTGTCCGTACCAACCATCACAGCCGAGATAGAGCGTGTCGCCCGAGTAGCCGTGCGTACCGATATCGGTGTAATCCCCGCCTTCGTCCGTGACCGCAAAGTCGCCCGTCGTGTACTTGTGGCACACGGGCATCTTCTTCGGGTCGAAGAGCTCGAACCACTCACGCAGGAAGAACGTGCCGTCGTCGGGCGTGGGATTCTGTAGATAGAGCGCCGACCATTTACGATTGCCGCTGATCTGCCTGATGCGCTCAAGCGCCGCGCGGTCATATCGTTCAGGCCACGGCGGATCATCCAGCGTTGCGGGAAGCTCCACGACTTCCCACCGGTCTCCACCAGCGGCTTGTTGCTGTAACAGCCGTCCGACCAAGTCGTCCTCGTGCATCCGATGCTGGATGACGATGATCGACCCGCCGGGCCTGATGCGGTTGTAGAAGGTGCCTGTGTACCAGTCCCAGGCTTTCTCACGGACGAGCTCNCTTTGAGCGTCTTCCCATGTGGCGAATGGGTCATCGATGATCCCAAGCTCGCCGCCACGACCCATGAGGGCGCCACCAATACCCACCGCGTAATAACCGCCGCCATGGTTCGTATTCCACAACCCCTTGGCCTGCGAATCCTCGGCCAGTTGGGTATCCGGAAACAGGTTGCGGTATTCCTGACTCGAGATGCAGTTGCGCACTTCGCGGCCGAACTTCTCAGCCAGTTGCGCGGTCGCGCTCGCTGAGACCACATCGCGCGTCGGCTCCTGTCCCAGGATGTAGGCTGGGAACCGCTCCGAGGTGATCCGGCTCTTCCCGTGCTGAGGCGGACACAACAGCATCAGCCGATCCACTTCCTTGCGGATGACGCGATCCAGCTGTTCGCAGATCGCCCGATGGATCTTGCTCGGCGCCCAGCGCTGAGTGGTGTACTCAGTGAACTGGAGAAGGTTCTTCCGCGCCGCCCTGCGCCTCAGAAGCTCCAGAGCCGCTTCCTGTGGCGATGGCTGCCAATTGCTCATCGGTCAGCTCGACTTCACTCGTGATATGCACATCGGCCGTGAGCTCCTTAGGAGCCAGCTGCGCGTACATGCGATAGAACTCGCCTCGATTCGCACGCGCCCACTCCGAAAACTCATGCAGGCCACCGATGCGTTCATACGCAGCCAGAATCTGTGCTTTGACCTCGGCACCGGTCTTGTTTTTGGAGCCCTTTGGTCGCGCCATAAACTATTTGGAATTGACTCGCCAGTCAGACAGTTGCTCGTTCACAGCCGTATTCCACGAGCAGGTGAATGCGATCCGTCTCACCGTCATTCGTAGCCCAGTGAACAGGCTCGCGTTGGACGATGTAACGCTCTCCAGCCTTGAGGTGGATGCTTCGTTCCTCTCCGTCCTCGATCCACCAGTTCAGACAGCCTGGATTGGTCTGAACGACGAGGTGATGTGTAATGCCCTTGATGGCCTCATCGCTGTGGCGATGGATGTGCGCTTTGGGCGGTACTTTGATGAAGAACGCCCGCTGACACGGCTCCCAGAAGTCTGTGACTTCGGCGGTGAGGTATCCTCTGCCGGGAAGGGTCTTCCATACAGCGTCGCTTGCCAGGCGATGCAGGGCATTCATCTGGATTGGCGACAGGCCGGATACCGGCTCCGCGAAGCTCATTGGAACCCACTCAGGTTCTGGACACGATAACTGCGATCCTGCGAGAGCTGCTGATCAGTGTCGTAGTCGCTCTGGACCGTGACGACGCGGGTCTCATATGCCTTGGAGTCATCGAGAATACGATTGATCGTGGCGGGTATGACAACCATGACCGTGGTGTCGGGCGTGACATTGGTCCACGGCAGCAGTTCCTGATCGGTTTCCGGATCGTGAACGCGATAGCGGACGGTTACGGGCAGAAAGGGTTGCAGCTCCTCATCCTCGAAAATGAAGGAGAAGCCTTTACGGGACTTCTCGGGGATCGTTTCCACTTATGCGGCGGCAAACGTGAGGGTCGCAGTGAGCTGCCAGCTCTGGGTGTTTGTCTTGGTGCCCAGGCTCTCAACCTTCCGCTGCCACATGACACCGCCGCTTGCGGCGTTGAATGTTCCCCATTCCTGCCATGCCCAATTGGCCTCGCTCGTGCCGTACAGTGAACGATAAGTCACAGCCGCCCCTGATCGGGTGGGGTACGTCGGCTCCATTCCCTTGCGCAGCTTGTTGCTGGCCGCTTGCAGATCCGTCTGCGACGCAGAAAACGCCGTGCTGCTGTCGCCTACAGCCAGATAGGCGTTCGTGGCATTCAGGTAGGTCGGCGAATCGTTGATTGCGCACTTGGCAATCTCAGTCGCCGCAGCGTTAGTCAGGCCCATGAACTTTTCTCCAGTATTGAGTGGGGAAACCATCCCCAAAGATGGCAAGCGCTACACATTGCGGATCGGCGAGATCGGCTTGCAGATTGGCGAGGCGATCGGCTACGTCATCACCTGATGGTTCAGGGCGTGCGCCAGGCACCGGTTCATAGATCGACCTGTAGGCGAAGAGAACCCTCGCCTTGAGGCCGATTGATTCGCTACTCATTGGGAAACGATCCTGATACGCGCAGTGCGTGGCACGATTCGAATACGGAACGGACGAATTGCGGCGGTTGGGACGTAGTTGTTACTGATCCCACTCTCGACCGTTGATACGACGAGGATGTCGGACGCGGTGATGTCCAATACCCCGCTGAACACACCCAGCAGAGGAGTCCCCTCTGTGAGACTTACCGACAAGGTATCGGTGACATCGACCGAAACGCTTGGCGTCACCAGGCCGGACGTATCGGCGACCGATACGCTGGCAGTGTCGGAGACTGCTAGCGAAACCCCGACTGAGGAGGTCTCCGTCAGCGTCACACTGAGCGTGTCGCTTGCTGTCTTGAGCGTTACCCCGCTTTGGAGCAGCGAGATTGTTTCAGAGAGCTGCACCTGCACGGTGTCGCTCGCCTGAACGAAATTGAACAGCGCTGAGACTTCTGCGAGGCCGACACGCAGAGTCTCACCGGAAATGATCTCATTCGAGTCAACAGGCTCTTCGAGCCATTGGACCGCCAACGTGTCGCTGACATCCAGTGCGAATGTCGATACCGCCGTGGCCGCGGCGTACTGCTGGTGTGGGCGTGGACCGCCATACAGCCCGAGCTCGGTTGCGTACGCCGAGGCCTCGGCAGTCACCAGCGAGGATGCATCCGTGATGCTGACTGAAACCGTGTCGGTGACAGTCAGCGCCACCGCCTGCACAAGGCTTGAGACGTCCGTGAGCGAGACAGAGACCGTATCGGTGACGGTCTGCGCCTCGGTAACGGGCGCTACAGGTTGTCCAGGACCACCGTAGAGCGCTAGGGAGGTGGCTGGCGCTCTGGTGAAGGCCATTTATCGCCCCTGGTCGCGACGTTCCTCGCTCATACGATCACGAACGACACCCCGTTGGCCGGAGCGCTGGTAAGAGCATCGTAGGTGAACCGGCCACGCCCCGAGGACAGCGAGTACGCGGTGATTCGCTTGGCCTGGTATTGGACCGTGCCGCTCGTGAAGAGGATGGATCGACCGATCCAGTGATCGCTGGCAGCAGTCGTGATGGAACTGGTTTCCAGAACGGTGGTTGTCGCGGTGAATCCCGTGTTATCCACGGTGCCGGTAACCATCGCTCCAATCGCCGCCGCCCACGCCAGGATCGGGCCGGTAAGTCCGCCGACCGTTTCAACGTTCACATTGAGGTAGCCGCTATTTGCAACCAGTGCGTTGTAGACGTTGGACGGAACGACCATCCATTCCTTGTACATCGGAAGCGCCGAAGACTTGTTCACCAGCATCTGCAGGGGGCCGAGCGTCCCCGTATCTGTGGTGTTCAGCGGAACGCCGTAGACGCCCCCGGTATCGTGNGTNGCNGAANTCGANTCNTTNTTCTGGGCNCCNGCGCCNTTGTTCTTGAACAGGATCACGTCCGCCTGNGCGATCGTGAGAGCCGTCATNGCNGTNNCTGCATCNGACGAACTNANNAANGGCCGCGTCTTCACAGTCACGGCAGTTGACTGCTTGAGGATATACATGGATGCCCTGCTAGTTGTTTAGGTAGGCCGAAGCCAGTACGGCCACAGAGGGGCCGCTTGCGGCGATATTTCCGCCGGTCCACGTCGTAACGCGCGCATTGGCGACGCCCGTTTCCGCATACAGCGCTATGCCGGGACTACCGGCCGTGAGCGTGTTGTCGGTCGTCGAAACACGTAACGTCTCGCTTCCCGCGCCCTGCTTTGTGTAAAGCCTGAGCGCGGTACCCTCGGCCTCGAGGATGACCTCGTCGTTAACCGCTGGATTCCCGGAAAACGCTGCAGAAGCGAGCAGCGAAAAGCCAAATCCGCTGTTGGTTTCATATATCTCGTAGGCCGTCGTGCCAGCAGAGACATAGCCGATGTACGCGCTCTCGTTGGTGCCAGATTGCATGCGAACACACGCTGCAATCGAGTTCGAGGTGGTCACGGCATCGAAGCCACCGATAACCACTCGCGAATACTGGTCGTTGTTGTAGCTCTCACCGGAGCGGCGAAGCGCACAGTCCGTGCTCGCACCGCTCGGCTCAACGTGCCCACCCGTCGCCCAGTTGCACGCACCCCAATCGCCGCCGCCATTCTCCCAACTGGCAGAGATCGACGAATCGAAGGTATCGCTTGCGACCTGAGTACGCGCCACGCTAGACCCCCAGGATTCGGACGCGCATCTGCGCGGCCTCGTTATCGCTCAATTCGCGCACGTCTGGCTGCGCTCGCAGTTGGGCCAGAGCGGATTCGTCCGCGTCCTCGATCGTCACGAGAGCCCTTGAGCGATCGGTAATCATCGACCACCGCCGTATGCCGGACGTTTCCCGCAAGTACTTCGGCCGCCATGGGTCTTGCGGTGTGCCTCGCCCACTGGCCGGAGCCTGCATCGGGATTGCAAATTTCACGGTCATAGCGTCCTCGCGTCGAGCGAGGGCAGGATGTGTCGCGTGAGAGTCATGCGAGCACGTTGTAGGAGGGCGGAATCCAGGGGCGCCCGGCCGAATCCTTGAATGCCGGTGTGTCGGGCAGCGAGGTCGCGACCGCGATGTTGGCGATGTAAATGAACGTGTCCTGAAACATCGTGCCGTTGATGTAGTCGCCCGGAACCAGCAGGCCGTCACTGAACGTAAAGCCCGTCGGCAGATTCGACAGCGTCGTGTTGCGCCCGCAATGCGTGTTATGCATCCACACTTCGGTAATGCCGCCGGAACCGAGTGACCACTGGCAGTGCAGCTGAAGTGCCTGCCAGGTGTCGCGCGGCATCACCGTGCCGTTCAGATCGATGTTCGTGTTGTTCTGCAGCTCGCGCGAGATCGTCGAGAACCGGGGCGTAGTCGCCACGGGGGCGCAAGCATTCAGCGCGATTCCATCGAGTTGCAGGGTGAGGCGCTGCGAGGTCGACCAGTCAACGCGGATGAATTTCTGCTGCCCCCAGTAGTCGGGGGACATCTCATTGTCCGAGCCGAGGCAGCAGCTGCTCGGGACATACATGTACATACGAATCCAGAGATGGCCGCCTACGGGCGTGGGCACGTTCTCTGTTCCGACAATCCAGCCGCCGTAGCCCAGCTGATTGTCGTACATCATGACCTTGCCGATCCGGTTCTCACCGAACGGGCCAGGAATATCGTTTGCGACGAGGATCGAGCGGTTCTTGTCGCTTCGATATTCGGGGCTCAGCTGCCCGAGCGTTCCCGTCAGGAATTTGACGGTGACGAACGGCGTGAATGCCGCCTGCACCGCCGTGATCGTCAACACCCAATCGCCAGCGGATGGCGGAGTGAAGACCTGCGTACCCGTGACGCCGGTTGTTCCAGCGGACGTCGTCGCGCCCGTGCTCGGGTTGTACCAAGCCGCCGTGCCACTCGCGCCGACCAACTGTGACAGAGCAATCGTCAGCGCCTTCTGCGTCGGCGTGTAGACGACGATCTTCGATCCATCGGACATCCGCGCGGCATACGCCATCGAGGAGCCAGTGCCCTGACCGGAAGTCAGAACAGCGTCCGTGCGATCCGGTACCAAGTTGTACCAGTTGAAGGCCTTGAAGAACGTCGCCCAGCGCTGGCGGTCCTGCATGCCCGCGCTATTGAGTGCGGTCTGCCAGCCGAACCCGAATTTCCAGACTGGGTTATTGCCCAGGAACGCGCCCATGCCGCCCGTGAGCACGGTCATGTAAGCCTGCGCTCGCAACTCCTGCGCTGTGGCCGATTCGCCCTCGTACACGCCTTCGAAATACAGATGCGGGCGATTCGGTGAGACACCGTAAGCGGTCTCGAGCTCCGAGCCGATATCCGTGGTGCTCGTGTAGACCGCGTTGAGCTGCAGCCAGGTTTCGGCGTTCACCACATCCGCAGAGCTATTGCCTCTGTCTGCGTGGTATGTGAACAACCAGTTGGCGTTGCCCGTTGACTTAAGGCCCGCAACGATGGCCTGCGTCCGTGTGAGCGTTGCTGCGGCGTAGTAGTCGCCGCCCATCACCCAGATGATGTTGTCGAGCGCGGCAAACTTGCCGCCGAGATAGGCGCCGTAGGCCTGACACTCCGCGACCGTGCGCGCATTGAGCGCCGACCACCACCCTTCGCTTCCGCCGCCAAACCCAAGGTAGGCGGGCGTCGCGAGTACCACCATCCCGCGAGCACGGGCGGCCAGGTAGATATTCAGCGCACGATCGAAGTAAACCGCGTTCGGCGTTCGGATATCTTCCGGCGTCGTGAACGGCGCGATACCCGTAACCGTATTGGGCGGGTTCGCCGTGAACTGGTGCTCGATCGTATTGGCGATCAGCGCGTTCACGGTGCGCGTCTGCCGATCGTCGAGGTATTGCGTCACCTCGCTATCGGTTAGACCAACCGTAATTGACCACGGTGTATCGCCAAACAGGAAGAACGGCGTTCCCGTCTTGTCCCGAAGCTGCCGGCCAGAGATCGACAGCGGGAATACATTCGAAGCAGGCGGCGTCCGCGAGAGAACGAGGGCCTGCCCCGCCGTAAGCGTTACGCTGGAGACCGCCTGTCCGTTGTTCGTAGCAGTGTCGAGCGTTCCCGTCAGCCGGAAGAACGTTCCGCCAAGGCTGACAGCGGTGTAGGTACCGGTCGGTGCGGCACACAGCACGATCCCGTTCGCGAAATCACGCCGATAGATGCCGGTGCCGTTCGTGCCCGCTTGATATCGTGCGGTGTACTGGACCGGATCAATCGCCGTGCCGAGGCTGAACGTGCGCTCGTCATACACGACCGAGCCGAGCTCCTCAGCGAGCAGTCCGGTCGTTCGGTGCGGGTAGTAATACGTGTCCGTGAGCGCACAGACCGCGTGCCACCAGCGCAAGATGGCGTAGTCGGTGGCTGAGGGGATCAGCACCGAGCAGACGCCGAGCTTCGGTGGACGAAACGCATCCATCTGGACGCGGATCGCGTTCAGGACGGAGGACATCGTGGAGCCACGGAAGCCGTTGACCCACTCCTCCATGTGCTCCATCAGGCCGCCATCGAAGGTCTGATCGAGCGGCGTCCCGGTAAGGCCGCCCGGATACCAGATCGGCCAGTCGGCGCTGTTCCCGAGAACGAGCGCATTCGTCTTCAGCGATCGATAGAAGCTCGCATTCGCGGCGTGACTGCCCTGGATCAGTAACTTCGAGGCTGCGCTGGTGAGAACGTCCTGGAAGCCGTCGCGGTCGTAGTCACCCGTGTCACCAGTGGTGGCGTTACGTTCCTGAGCGAAGAGGTTGTCGAAGAACGTCCCATCGAACCCGGACGTGTTCGCCGTAACCGTGAGGTTTGATGTGCCGTTGGAGAACGTGCCGCCCGTGACGTTGAGCTTGTAGTCCCATCGCAATTTCCACTGCGAGAAGGTCTCACCGCCGATGAGCTTGCTGGCCGTCGTGTAGTTGAGCTTGCTCCAGCCAGCCGCGTAATCTGCGATCCGGTTCGTTTCGGCGATGCCGTTCTGGAACACCCACAAATTGTTGCTGGCGGCGCGCTGCCAGACTTCCCAGTTGGCCTGCCCTGCATTGGCGCTGACATCCTGGATCTCGGGATAGATCGTGTACGGAAAGATCAGCGAGCCAATCGTCGACAGCGCTTTGACGCTGGCGCACTTGGCTGCCCAGGTCACTCCCTTGTTCTGCTGCCATCCCGGGTAGTGAACGACGATGTTGACGTGACAGGCCGCCAGCGCCGCATCGGAAGCGTTTTGCGTCCCACCGATCGAGTACGAGCCGAACCTTGGATAGGCCGGGTTGAACGTGATGGGCGTGGATGCCGCAGTCCCACTCGCCTGAGAACCGAAGGCCGAGGTGTTCCCATTGCCGTCGACCGACTGCACCCGGTAGGTGTGTGTCGACGATGCTGCAAGCCCGGTGTGCGAATAGCTTGTCTGAATGCCGAGATTGACGGTGATCGACCCGTCGATCAGCAGGTTGTAGCCCGCAAGCCCCGATCCGCCCGTGTCGGTAACGACAGTCCACGTGACGTCCAGCCGCCCCTGACTGACAGGGATGACCGAGACAATCGATGGCACACCGGGAGGCGTCGTGTCCGGATCGAAGATGATCCGCGACAGAGTGCTCACAACAAGCCCCCATGGGGGCATGGGGGCTGCCACATCTATCGTCGCTTACAGATCCCGAGGCCGGGAAAGAGCCGACACAGCCATCTCAGGAGACCGTCAGCCCAAAAGGGTCGGCCGGGACCCTCACATCCACATCGAAAGCCGGTCCCGATACCAGCCCCGATTTCGTCCCGTTGACGGCGAGAAGGCGCACGGCCCAGCTATGCGTGCCGGTTGCCAGCGTTCCGAGAGCACTGGCCGGAATTTGATACTTGCCGTCCGTCGCGAACGGCACGGTGACCACGGTGACGATCTTCCCGTCCACCTGCACTTCCGCGCCGGCGTAGTTGGCCGCGGTGAACGCCGTTCCGTCCGCAAACTTGTTCGCGAACTGCCAGCCGAAGGCGGCCGGGTTCATCACATTTGCCATGGGGGGCTCCAGAAAAGAAAAACCCCGCCGAAGCGGGGTT